ACTAAGTTGTCCACGCGTATCAAGGCTTTTGTTAAGCTTGAGAAGCGTTTGGATGCTAATATGTTGACGTACGAGGAAGGAAGACCACGCTTCATCATGGGGGGAGAGGACTCTTTCAACGTCATTGTTGGTCCCTGGTGTTATTCATTAGGTCACAAGTTGAGTAAGGTGTGGTCATCAGAGTTTGCCATCTATTTCACAGGCGGTTCTAACGCCGAGAACATTGGTGCGTGGTTTTCACAGCTTGGACACAACAACCCTGAGTATCATGACGCAGATGCCGATTTCAAGTCTTTTGACTCCACTCAATATATGGAGTTGTGTAAGTTTGAAATTGAACTTGACGTCCGACTCGGGTTGCCACAAGACGTGGGAAACTTCATGGTCAGCGCAATATCACATAAAGGGGCCACGACTCATAGAGTGGTCTTCTTTATATATGATGGCCGAGGTTCTGGTCGTCCAAACACTATGTCAGGTAACTCTATAGTGAATGGTACTTCCAAGATCTTTGCTGTGCAATGTGCAAACCCCCACCTCACCATACATCAAGTTTTGTCTTCTGTGAAGCTTGCTGTTGTTGGTGATGATGGTTTGGACAGAGTACAACGTCATATGATGTGCGATTATGATGTTTTCCTTAAGCGTCTTGGTCTTAACTCTGTTATCACTCCCCGTCGAGACTCACGATTTCTTGAGTATTGTTCTTGTCGCTTCTGGCCAACCGCAGATGGGTTCGTTTTGGGTCGCAAGGTCGGACTGGCTATTCCCAAGTGTGGCTATTATATTAATCAGAGCCACCGTCGCATAATGGGAATTCACAAGTCAGCTCTGATTGGGGAAGTTCTTAACTCTCATTTCATTCCACCATACCGCGCCATTGTCGAGAAGCAGCTCACCCTTCTCTCAGGTGTTAAAGCACGATCCCTAGCCGAGCTGCCGGATCGAGGCTTAAACATAGCGACTGTTCGCAAGCATGACAGTTGCCGTGACACTTGGGAGATGTTGGAGGCTGTCTACGACTGGACGGTCTCAGATCAATGTCGCCTGGAGATTGCCTTGAACTCCTTAACCACTTTGCCATCTATTTTACCTGGCCATTTGGTTGAGAAGTTCCTCCTTCGCGACTCTGATCTGAAATCGTGGCGTGGTGTGGCGGCGTCAATAGGGCACTCCAACTTCTTACAGCCTGTGCGAGACTGCTATAATAAGTTGCTTACCTTTCTACGGGATGGTGCAGATGAGTCAGTTGTCAAAGCTATAGACGAATTGAATGAACGAGCGCGAGTTTTACCCGCCCTCAGTAATTCAAAGAGTCCGTATGCTGACATGGTGCTTGTCTGCTACATATCTCCTGTTAGTGAGGAGTGCTTCAAGAGAGTTAAATGGAGGGGGTATAGGGTTGGATTAGTAATGCCATTGTTAGAACTTTGTCTTAGCATGCTGAAGAACTACCACCTGAAAGGGTTGGAGTTTCAACAGCTCCTGGCCACTCGCCTTGTGACAGCCTTCATGCACTATTTGTGGTACCTCATGCCTTTAAAATGGGGTATTGCAAGCCACATGTTGTGGAACATGATGTCCCTGAATAACCCCAACGC